GCCGCCCGCTTTCGTCAAGAGCTCGATCGACGGCCGCGGATTCGTCACGAGCTTGATATGCCGCTCGCGCGCCTTTTCGTCGCCGCCGACTAAGAGCCCGTCGGCGCCGCGGCCGATCGCCTTGGCGAGCTCGGGCGCCGGCGTGAGAGCTTTCGAGCCGTTGCCGGCATCCCACCATTTAACCTGCTTGCCGGCCGCGGCAATCAGCGAAATGCAGGCGTATACGTCGCTATTGAGCCCGTAACCGCTCGTAGCCATGCCCGCGTAATCCTGGCCGGTCCACCTGGCCGACGGCAAGCCCGTACCGCCGACTACCCGAATGCTCGGGAGATTGCCGCGGCCGTCGTTGATAATCGGTACGTCGGCCTTGCGCCCAAGCCCGAGCCGCGATAGCACACGTTCAATTACTGGCATAGCGTTCAAACTCCCGAGCGATCGAGCGGGCGATTGTGCGAACCGGCCGCACGTTCGCCCGCCCGTTTCCGGCCGGCCGCGGCCTCAACCGTCCGGCCGAATTTGGCGAGCGCCGCGGCGAGCGTCCGGCCGGCGCACGCACTCACGATACAACGCTCGCACGAGTGCATACCAACCGCGGCCCAACGGTAAGCCGGCGCCGCCGACGTAAAATAGTCGATCCTGATCGAGCGCCGGCCGTCGGCGCGCAACCATCGGCGAATCGCCGTTACCCTTGCGCGGTAAGCCTGCATAGCCCGTTTCCGATAAGGGACGATAAGTAAACTTGGTTAGAGCTCACCGAAACGCAGTAGAATAACCGAGTACCGCCGATGCCCCGAAAACCCCATTGGTTCCGCAACTTTCCGACGATCGAGCGCAATTTATCGGCGATCGCCGAGCCGTTCTTAGACCGGCGCGCGATCGAGCAAATATTCCATGTGAGCCAAACCGAAGCCGGCCGGCTCATGCGACGAATTGGCGCCTGTAAAGCCGGCGCCTCGCATGTTGTCGTACGCCGGCAAGCCCTCGCATGGGTTCGCAAGATCGCCCGTACCGACGATTTCGAGTATGAAGCCCGCCGCGTCGAGCGCGTCGGCGTCCACCTGGCCGCGGCCGGCCGCGAGCTCGCCGCCCGCTCGATCGCCGTACCGCCCGCTCGGTCCGAAGCGTTCGCCGACTTGCCGGCGAACATCACGCTTGAAGCCGGCCGGCTTGTCGTCACATTCGACGGCGCCGCCGAGCTCTTGCAGGCGCTTAACGAGATCGTGCAAGCCGCGGCGCGCGACTTCCCGCGGTTCCAGTCGGCGTGTGAGAATTGAGCGGGCGAAGGTGCGGAGATTCCGCCGCTTCGCTCGCCCGTTCGCCGGTTCATCCGATAAGTACCGCGAGCACCCAAAGCGCGAGCCCGACGGCAATCAAATTCAACCGCGACGCGACGCCGAACGCGGCGAGCACGAGCGAAATAAACGCGAGCACCAGCAACAACAACCGTACGGTAATCATCTTTCCCCCATCGAAAACGAGCGGGCGCCCGATCGCTCCATACCCCCCGGTATATTTGCCGTCGAACGCCCTTCGCCGGTGGACAAAGCCGGCGATTTCCAGCTAACACCGTGATAAACTCAAAGCCGGCCGGCGCCCGCGGTTTCCTTCGCTTAGTCGTCTACAACAACTAAACCGTTGTCCCGCGGGCGATCGGTCATAATCTCGATTCGATCGCTCCATCAGCGGTAAATTCGTCGCGCGCCGGTATCGCCAACCATTCCGGCGTGAGCGTCGCGATTTCGTCGGCCGATAGCGCGCGCCGAACGTGCAAACAAACCGGCTTGAGCAATTCGACCGATTCGCCCGTACCGACGCCGTTTAGAACCGACTCGGCGAGCCGGCGCGCGGCGTTCATCACGCCGGCGCCCCATCGGTCCGTCGTTACCAGCTTGCCGGACCATCGCGCTAATGAGGCGTGCCAAACTGGACGCCCAGAATTGACCGTGAGTCATTTGTTGACCGTTAGAATAATCGACCACGGAATCTGAATTAGCCGGTATTCGGCCGAACTACTGCCGGCCGCTCGCGCCAACGGATGCGCCAATGCGTACGCCTGAAAACGCGTCATAAACTCAACACGCGGCCGACGCGCGCCGGCTTGAGCATCAGATACGACGCACCCCAAACGAGCGCGTCCACGCGGTTCGGCGATTTCTTCATCTGTCCCGGTACGAAATTCGCCATTTCATCCTCAAGCGCCGGCATCGCGCCGACGTGGTGAATTTTCCCTTGCTCGTATAGCGCCGCGATCGGCTCGGCGCGCGCCACTTTGCCGCGGCTCGCGTGAACCTTTTCGTACGGGATATTGCGCCGCTCGGTTCGTATGGTTTGCTCTACCATATCGCCGCCGTTGTTGGCTTCGCCGATGACTTTATCGGCTTCAAACCGATCGAATAGCATCACGGCGCGCGCCGCCCAACCTGCCGGCCCAAGGTGGCAAGTGTCATCGGCGAGTACATACCCCTCGCCGTCGGCGTCGATGCCGAACGCGTCGAGCCCCGTATCGTCGGAATCTTCGCCCGAAGTCGTCGCCGGATCAATCGCAATCACGATTCGCACGAGCTCGGGCGCCGAGCGCACGCGGTTTTTCTCGATCGTCTCGCGTGACCATAGCGCGCCCTCGGATTCTTCCAAGAGCTCGCCGCCGAGCTCTTGCCGGCCGATGCGCGTACCGCCGTAAACCCGCTCAAACTCGGCGAGTTGCGACGCCGGCAAGTTCGCCCGATTGTCGAACGTCGAACCGCGCGTAACGATCGTTCCATCGTCGGCGAGCAAGTCTTTCAAAAACTTGATCGGCTTCGGCGTCGTCGTCGCGAGTGTGCGCGGATCATCGCCGAGCCGAAGCCCGAATTGCAGGTTGCTCCAAAGGTCTTTGAGCTTGGCGTACGCCGCGATTTCATCGCACCAGGCGAAGTGGTGTTGCGGACCGCGCAAGCGTTCCGGCTCCTCTGCCGAGTACAGAAACGCCCGCGAGCCGTTATGGAACGTCACGCGCCGCTTTGACGGCTCATAGATCGGCCGTTGCGCCGGTGGAAACACCGATAAGAGCCCGCTTTCGCCCTCTACCATGACCTCTCTGCAGTCGCCGGCCGTCGGCCCGATAAGCGCGATGCGTTGCCGCGGCGCCTGATTCACCACCTGGCGGACCGTCTCGGCGCCCGTTCGCGTCTTGCCGTAGCCGCGGCCGGCCATGATAAGCCACAACCGCCAATCGCCGGCCGGCCATTCCTGCTCGGTCCGGCTCCAAAGCTCCCAACAATAGAGCAAATCGCGGATTTCCGATTCGCTCAAGCTCGCGGCCGTCGCCGCGATTTCCTCGGCCGTGACGCCGGCCGGTAGCCGGTTAAAATTGATCGGCGTTGCGCCGCTACTCAAGCACGCCGACGCACTCGAAGCGCGCATATTCTCCCGCCGTATCGTGATCCATGACGGCTCCAACCGCGGCGAGATCGTAACTACGCTCGACTTCGTCGCCGTCGCCGTCTTCATACGGCACGATTATTTCAATCTCCAGGGAATTGTCAAGCGATGCGATCGCTTTTTTGAGCTCGCCTATCGTCATGTGGGTATACAGTCCAGTACGGCCGCGCGGAAAATGTCTAGGTCTTCAGGGTAAATCTGCTTGAAGCCGTCCACCTGGCCGCGGCCGTTCGCCGTCGTGTATTGCTGGCTTCGGCCGATCACGGCGAGCAAACCGCCGCGGCTCGTATGCGTCCGGCCGGCCGCGGCGTCGCCGGCCGCGGCGCCGGTAACGTCGATCAACTGCAGGCATCGGCCGTCGTCGCTTAACTTCGCTTGTTTGAGTAGCAACATGCGAGCCATTGCGCCGGCGTGGACGCGGTAAATCATATCGCCGCCACGATTCAAGACGGGTATTCTCATACGGAAACCTCTTTGGGGGAGGGAAAAGAGGGACAGATTTTCCCGACGGGACTTACGATGCCGAGAGCATTCGGGAAAACCCAAAAAAAACAGGGAAAAGGCGCCCGAATGCCGAAAGTTAGCACTTAACCGTACACCCTATCGCCCCTCGACGGGCAATTCCTGCATAGGTGTGGTTTCGGTTACAAGGCTACTTCATTTCGCCGTGTGAACGGTATAGGTATTTCCCCGATGTTACCGGATTGTGAGCAAAAACGAACAACCGGATTTATGTTTCGGATTCGGCAAGCTCGGCGAGCATCGCGCGAGCCCATGCCCGATCGCGCGGCGTCGCGTCGGCGTAGGCGAGTATTTCACGCGCGGCGTAACAGTCCCGCTCAAGATCGGCCGGCGCTTGCTCGCGCGCCGCAAGCCATAAGGCGCCGACGACGGCCGACGGCATCGAACGCACCAGCAAGCCGGTAAGCGATCGCACGCGCATACCAGGCGCCGTATCGTCCACGCGGCGCCACTCGGCGAGCTTCGCCCGAACGATGATAACGAACTCGCGCGGCGTGAGCTCGGGATTGCGCGCGATCGACTCGCGCCACATGCGGCCGGCCGCGTCATCGTCGATTTGCAACGCTTCGCCGATGCGTGTAGCAGGTTGCAGAAAACGTGCTAAATACGCGTTTTCGGTTTCGGCCGGCAACGGCGAGCGGGCGCCCGTCGTCGTCGGTTCTTCTATGTTTCTTGTTTCAATGCTTACGAGCGGCGAATCGGTTGACAGATAAGGACATACCCAATTCCAGGCGCAGTACGTTTCAGGTTTTCTGTAGTCTGCTTCAGGTTTCACTGCAGTTAACTGCAGTGCGGGCGCCGCGTTCCGCGGCCGGCAACCTGGCCGGACTGCAGTTAACTTCAGGCGCGCGGCTAATCTATGGCGTACCACGTAAAGCCCTTGATCGACTCCAAGTGATCCGGTATCAAAGACGACAAAGCCCCCATCCATATTCCCTGTATCGCCGTCCGTGCGGCCGGCTCCGTTTTCAACGCCGCTATCAAGTACGCCGTCGATTGGTTCCGTTGGATTCGGATTCTCCCGGCCACATCCCACGTCACCCACGGCTTGAGTTGCGCCGCCATGCGGTCGATCTTCGGTACGACGCTCGCCGAGTTCGCGTAATTGTCCGTCCGTCTTTTGAATTTCACTTAGGATATCTTCCTCATTTCCTCCTGCAGTTAACTGCAGTAACGCCGCGGCCGGCGCCTCAACGAGCGGGCGAAGGTGCGAAGATTCCGCCGCTTCGCTCGCCCGTTCGCCGGCGACTCTAAGAGCGGCAACCGATGACGGCGCGAGTTGCTTGGCGATCTTCTGGCATCTGCGCGCGGCCGGCAATGGCGCCGCGCCGAAGTTTTCAGGGCACGCGCGAACGGCACCGCTAGAGTCCCGCTCGATCAAACGTTTACGCTCAAGCTCATGAAGCGCAAGGTATATATTCCGCTCGGATTTGCCCGTACGTTGCCGGTACTCGCGTATCGTGATTTGCGCGAACCGCGGGCGCCGAGCGGCCGACGTAGTGCGGGCAATGATGAAAATTACTAAGTTGTACTGGATACCTTCCGTACGGCGCGAGAGTGCGTTATCGTGGCACTTATCAATCGCCGTGTAACCGCCCTCAAAAGGTAACTCCGGTATAACACTTTCGGCTCCGATTACAGAATATTCGTTATCAGAAGTCGTTGAATTATTTGACGAAAAATCGCTCCGCGAAGCGGCTTTTCTGTTGGGAGTTGCCCGATCGTCTGTTATACTCGATGCAGTTTCAGGCCGCACGGTAATACCTCAAATCTTCCCGTTCCCGGCCAACAATGACGGCACGATGTTGGACGCATCGTGCCGTTTTCGCGTCTAGATGGCGAAAACGGCTGTCAAGTTGCCGAAAACTTTTGTTTGTCGTGATTACGATATCACAATAGCCCAACATTCGGTTAACCCCCATGTTGGGCGCCGCTTACGGCGGAATTGCGGTTACACGCGAGACGGCGCCCGCCGATCGGGATTCAACCGGCCGGCGCCCGATGTTGGCGCCGTAATATCCCCTACAGTGTGAGCCCGAAAGCACGCACCTGCAGACGACGGGGAGTCCGTCTCCGGTGGACTGATGCGGGGAATTTCCCCCCGCAAACCACTTCCCTGCCCCGACCAAGGTATAGCAGAATGCAACCGAGACAAGGCTATCGCCAATTTCACGTGGAAGTCAACGCGAAGAAATCGCGAAGAAAAGGCAAACTCGCTCAAATTCTCGGCGAGCGGGCGCCGGCGCGCTTGCCCTCGATCGCGTCCACGTCGAGCCGGCGTACTCGCCAGTGTCCACCTGGCCGGACGCCAACATCGAGCGCGGCGAGCTCGCCAACTTCAACCATTGCTTGAAGAATTGACGCCGGCAAGCCGGAATATTCCGCGGCTTCGGCGAGCGTGAGCCATAGCCGGCCGGCGCCCGTATCCGCGGCGTCGTCGATATCGTAATCGTCGAGCGGCAACCGCGACGGCCGGACGGCGAGCGCACCTGGCGCCGGCGTCGCCGCGGCGTTGCGCCGGTACGCCTCGACTTCGGCCGCGTCGAACATGATCGCCTCGCGCTTCGTTTCAGGATCAAACTCCCGATGCCGCGTGAACACGCCGGCCGCGGAAAGTTCGATAATCCGACGTACGCTCAATTCCAGGCGATCGGCCGCGATCTGTTTGGTGAGTAATTCAAGTTTTTTGGGCATTGCCCGAGAATAGCAGAATGAGCGGGCGAAGGTGCGACGTGTCCGCCCGTTCGCCCGCTCATGCGCTTTTACGCGTGCCGGCAATCCAGGCGATCGCGCCGGCCGGTACTTCGATCGACTTGAAGCGCGACTCAAGCGCGTATATCTTGCCGGTGGCATTCACGCGGAAATATGCCGCCTTGCGGCGCAGTACGCGGTTCATCACAAGCGTACGCAGCACCAGGCGCCCGCGAGCGTCCCACACGTCATAGCCTTGCCGAAGCCGGCCGAATTCTTTTTCGAGTTCAACGAGTACCGCTTGCATGGCTTCACCAATTAGGGGGAGGAATAAAAGGCGAACCGGCATATATTGTGCCACGGTTCGGTATTCTGTGAAAGTACGTTTGCGCTCGCAATCGCGATGACTTTCGGCGCATGATAGATAGCACGGGAGCATTCAACCGTGGAGCAAGCTAGTCTGATCGACGATTTCGAGCCGGCGCCCAATCAGGCGCCGGCACCCAACAACGGCAACGGCCGACCGGCCGGCGCCCGCAACCGGAAACACCGCGCGCTTGAAGCCGCGGCGCGATCGCGAGCGTTGCCGCTACTGTCGAAAGTCATCACGGCCGCGGAAAATGGCGATATGACCGCGGCAAAAATTATCTTCGATCGGATTTGGCCGAAGCCGCGCACGGCGCCGATTCAATGCGAATTGCCCAAGACCGAGACGCCGGCCGACGTGCGCGCCGCGATGCTTGAAGTGATTCAGCGTGTGAGCCGCGGCGAGCTCACGGCCGACGACGGCGCCTCACTGGTAGCGATGATGCGCGATGTACTCGACGCGCATTCCGTTAAGGTGCTCGCGGCCGACAACGACAACGACGACGCGGCGAACGTCGGCGACGTGCGCGAAATCTTCGCGAAGCGGCTCGGGCGAATCATCGAAGCACGCGCACTGCCGGCCGACGACGCCGACGACGACGGCGACGACTAACGCCGATTCTGAATGTCGAGCGCCACGATTTTAAAGCCGGCGCCGCTCGTTCCAACCAGGCACGTGTAAGCCGTGCGAATCTTCGCGCCGAAACTGTTGGACGCGTCCACGTAAGAGACAATCTTGTAACCGTCCGTCAACCGCGTGATATCGGCGTGCCGCGGCGCCTGAAACTCGGCGCCGGCCGGCGCCTTCAGGCGATCGCGTACGGCGCCCTGACACATGAACGCCGCGGTATAGCCGTCGCGTTGCGCGTCGCTCGCCGCCCGTTGTTCCGCTGTCGGTTTGTTGCCGACATCCCGAATCGCGACGACGACTATCAAAACGCCCGTACCGATAATGAGCCCCATGCAACCGAGCCCTAGTTTATGGCCTAATTTCATTGATTCCCTGCCCTTCTAAATTGCGATGGGCGCCCAAAGGCGCCCGATCTATTCTTTTTTACGTCGCCACCTGGCCGGATTCTAGCGGAATCCAAGGGTACGGCAAGTATTCGACGATCGGCCGATCGCTGTTAGGATTCGGCACTTTGGTTTTGATGATCGTTACCGGCTCGCCGACGGCGATACCGCGCGCCTTGAGCCGTGCGCGGAATAGTCCGCCTTGTGTGTCGCTGAGATAAAAGCGTCCCTCTTCCGCCTCAAATGTCCAGTACGTATCAAACGGCGGAAACGCCGAGTCCCGCTCGCGGCCGTCCAAGTCCATCATGTGAACGACTAGCGGCGCGTCGAGCTCAAATTTAATTTTCACTGTGCGCCGCCTTCGGGAATCGGAAGTTTACCAACCACGTCGGACCGTGCGAGTTACGCAAGGCGTGAATAATACCAGGCATCGAAGCACGCTCCCAAGCCTGCAGAATTTCCGCTTTCCACGTCCGGCCGGCGTAATCGGCGAACGATCGTAACGCCTGCAATTGCTCGGCCGTCAACGGTTCATACTGTCTGTTCATCGTTTGTCCCTTTCAACCTTTCCACGCACTTGTGGAGCAACCATAGCAACGTCGGATCTTTCCGGCCGCGGGCGAGCTTGACGGCTTCGCGCAAGATAAACGCGAGCGTCGCATCGTTCGCCGGCCGACCGAGCGGGCGAGCGGGCGAACCGCCCGCCGTTTCGCCCGCTACGATGACTTTCAAGCCGCTATGCTGCATTGGAACGGGCGCCGCCCTTCGCCATGTTGATAAACGCCGATAGCATGAGCGAGCGCACGTCATCGGCTTTAACCGCGTTGCCGTGCTGTGAGCTCGCATGAGCAACGGCCGCGGCGAACACGTCGGTTAGTGCGTTCGTTTGCGCGAGCAAGTGCGCTTGCCACGGTTGCGCCATTTCTGTTACCGTGCGGCTCGCGGCCGGCGCCGCGGCCGGCGCCTTGCGGCGCGCGACTTCGGCGAGCGATGCCGCTAACTGCTTTTCCAAGTCGCTCGGCGGTTCCGGCGTCGAAATGGCAAACGTACCATCGCCTTGCTCGCCGATCGCGAAGCCGACGCGCGCCACTTCCCATTGAATCGACTTGCGGCCGTTGCGCGAAATCTCGCGCTTGCAAATCTCGATTGCCTCACCAGGCTTAACGCCGAGCCGCTCAAAGCGATCGTGCAAGAGATTGCCGACCGGCTCGGATACGTAAAAGGCGCCCGCTTCGCTGATAAAGCGATACTGTTGTCCGCCGAATTGCGAATCAACGAGCTCGCCGGTAATCGACCGCATACGCAGTTCGTTAGGTACGTTTGTTTCAAACTTGAGTGCCATTGTTTTTCCTTCGCGCTTTTAAGCCTCGCGGCTGTCGTCTACTCTTTTAGTATGCTTGACGTGAGCGTAAATGTCAAGAGAATTTTAAAATGAGCGGGCGAGAGTGCGGCGTTTCCGCCGTTTCGCCCGCTCGAATCGGGCGCCCGTTAGGACAAGTACCCGAGCTTGCCGAGCTTGAATGCCGGCGCCGGCGAAGCCTCGCGGCATTTCTGGCAAATGTACGGCAAATCTCGCGACTTGAGCAACGCCATATAAGCGCGCGTCGGCCGTTTCCACTGCGCGCACTTGGTACAAAGCCCGTCGCGCCGTTCCAGATCGTACGGCATGTTAGGCAACCTCCACGTATGCGGCGCCGTTCCAGCGCAATTCAACCTCGAGGAAGCGCGCGCCGTTCCAGCGATCGACGACGACGACGCGCGGCCGGCCGGCCGGCTCGGGCGCCGCGGGCGCCACCAGGCGCCCCGCGGTTGATAAACCGGCCATGAAGCCTGCCGGACTCATGCGGCCGATTGCCGCGAACCGCTTCGCGTTGCCGGCGTCGCGGTACTGGCCGAGCTTTTCGGCCGTGAGTACCGGCAAGCCGGCCGCGGCGAGCCGTTCGGCGATCGCCGCTTGTTCCTGCAATTGCTCGGCCGTGAGTTTAGGCGCCGGCATTTAGGCAACCTCCCCGAGCACAAGCGCCGCGGCGCGCGCCGGCGCCTTGCGTGCGATCGCCGGCGCCGCGGCGACTTCCGCGGCGCATTCGTCGCAAACCAGGAATGACGCCGAGTCATCGCCCATATCGAACAACCGGCCGCTCGCGCCGCAATTCTCGCAACCGTCGCCTTGCATGAACTCGCGGCCGGCCGCGGCGAGCTCGGCCGCTTCGGCTCGGAGCTCGTACGCCGCGGTAATCGCGGCGTCGCAATCGGAGCAAACCCAAAGGTTCGATTCGTGGTTGCGGCTCAAGTCTGCAACTTCGTTGCATTCCTGGCAGCAATTCGCGGAAAGAAACGCTAGGTAATCGTCGTAATACGCTTCGGTGACTTTTTCAAACTTCGCGGGAATCGTTAATGTAGCCATTGTCTTTTTTTCCTTCGCGCTTTTAAGCCTCGCGGCTGTCGTCTACTCTTTTAGTATGCTTGACGTGAGCGGAATTGTCAAGCGCGAAGCGAAATAAAAATGCAAAAAAAACGGGCGCCGGTTTGGGCGCCCGTTATTACTGCAGGATGGCCGGCCGCGGCCGGTTAGCTCTTGAGCTTCGCCATTTCCTGCGTGAGCGTCCATAGCGCCTTATTCAACCGCGCATTTTCGCTGATGCCGTTTACCGGCCGAGTCTTGAGCCGGCGCCCGGTTTCGGCGTTGCGCCCGCGAAGCCCGCCACCTACTAAATTCTCTTGCGCGACGTTAAACGCGTTCCAGAGTGTACCGGCCGTGTCTTCAGTCCGGCGAGCGCGCATGACTTGCGACGGCGCGACGGGCGCCATGCCTTCGTCGTAGCGAAGCGCGAGCGCCGCGGCGCCGTATGCGGCTTGCTCGGGCGCCGACAACCGCAACGCCTGAAAGCTCGCGGCCGAGTCAATCACCTTGGGAAATTGCTCGACAACCTGATAAGACGCCTCAATAATGCCGTCGGCCGAGCCCGAGTGGCGTACGTTGATTTGCGAGAATTCGCCGTCGGAAACAACCATGCCGTTAGTGCAAACCAGGCGAAACAAGCCGGCATCGAGTTTGTACGCCGAACCGCCATCGTGAGAGTTCGTCAAAACGAGCTCGGGATAAACCACGCCGAGCGCGCGAGTAGCAGGCGCCGAGCCGGCGCGCATATCGCGGAATCGGATCACGTGCTTTGTGAATTCGCCCTTGCCCTCAATGCGCGTACGCGATTGAGCCGCGGCGACTGGCTGAAAACCTTCCGCGCGCATACGATCGACAACGGCCGACGTGGGAATAAAGGTATAGCGATCGCTCATAGCGTGCCACGGTTGCGTAGCGAATACGCTCGGCGCCGCGGCGCGCAATTGGTCATTCGTCATCACGGTTTCGGTTCGGATCATCATTGTTTTTGTTTCCTTCGCTCTTTTAAGCCTCGCGGCTGTCGTCTACTTTTTTAGAATAGCTTGACTTGAGCGCACGTGTCAAGCGCGAAGGATAAAAAAGATTGAAGTATTTTTGCGGCCGGCCGCGGGCGCCGCGGCGCCGGCACTAGACAAACGGCAACCGCTCAAGTTAAGCTAACAAGGTATGACAAGCGAAGAACGACTAGACCGTATCGAACATCTAACGGCCGGATGGATTGAGCAATCCAAAAAAGAGCATCAGGAAAACCGCGAGCTTTGGCGCCAAACGCAAGAGCAAATGGCCGAAACTGACCGGCGCATACGCGAGCTCGCCGACGAACATCGGCGCGAAATGCACGAGCACAAGAGCGAATGGCGCGAAGAAATGCGCGTATGGCGCGCAGAAACGGCCGCACGCGATCGCATCACAGATGAGCGAATCGCCGAACTAGTATCGGCGATCGGCGCTTTTATCCGCAAGGCATCCTAATGAAAAAGACGAAAGAACCGAAACCGAAAAAGAACCCGCACGCCGTCGCGCTCGGCCGGCTCGGCGGATTAAAAGGTGGGAATGCGCGCGCCGAAGCCCTGACCGATGCCGAGCTATCGGCTATCGGCCGTATGGGCGGGCGCGCCGGTGGACCCGCACGAGCCGCGGCCCTCACGCCGGCGAAGCGTAAGGCGATCGCCGCCAAAGCCGCGGCCGCACGTTGGGCGAAGCGCGATGAAGCGGCCGGCGCCGAGCCAAACGCAGAATGAGCGGGCGAAGGTGCGGAAAGTCCGCCGCTTCGCCCGCTCATTTATTGTTACCGAACGGTTGACATTACCGTACTGTATGTACGATACTGTAATTACCGATGCAGTTTGAATGGGACGAAGAAAAAGCGGCGAGCAACCTAGCGAAACACGGCGTCAACTTTCCCGCCGCCGCAACGGTCTTCGCCGACCCGAACCACATTCTATTCGTCGATGCCGTGATTGACGGTGAGGAACGCTGGCACGTGATTGGCGCTGTTCCCGCGACTCTGTTGCTCTTGACCGTAGTTCACACGTACCGCGACAACGAAGAAATTGTACGCATTATTTCCGCACGCGAAGCGACCCGCAAAGAGCTAAAACGTTATGCCAAAAACCTTGAATAAGACGGTGGTTTTCAACTACGAACCAGGCGACCCGCTCACGCCCGAGCAAAAGGCCAACATCATCAAGCTAATCGAGAATCCGAAGCGAGACGAAGATATCGACTTGTCCGACGCGCCCGAAATACCGGACGATGCCGTGCTCGTGCATTTCCGGCCGCGGAAATCGACCGTCACGATGCGCCTTGACTCCGATGTACTCGCATGGCTCAAGTCGGCCGGCGACGGATACCAGACGCGCGTTAACGAGCTCTTGCGGCAAGCCATGAAGGCGAGCCGGCCGGCGACTCGATAGGCGCCCGGCCGGCTTACATCATCTTGTTTACGACGGTTTCAACGCTCGCCTGCAACGCCGCGTCGGCGATCTCGGCGCCGTCGGCTTGCACCGCGGCGTCCATGACGACGGGCGGTTGCAATTGTGCCGCAACCATTTCTGGATTCTGCATTGTACCGAGCGCCCATTTTTCCCGCGTGTTATGCGCCGGTACGGTGCTTGCTTCGATCATAATGCTATCGGCGTATCTCAACGCCGCGACTTTAACGCGCCCGCGGAAAGCAAAATCCTGCATGAGCGCGGCTGATTCTTCGTAAGTCATATCGTTTAATATTCTCCCTTGTTGTTTACGGTGATAAAGTCATCGTGTGGATTCTAACCGTGCCGTCTGGACACTTGACATAGAGCGCAAGTGACCCATTGGTTAGCGCGCCGAAGCCAATCAAGCCCACCGCGGACGGACCAATTGAAACGGTAGCCGCTTGAATAAACGGTGCACCGAAATTGACACCCGCGGCCGGCCCTTTGACAATCGCGCAATTATTCAGCGCGTGTGATGCGGCGTCAATATCCGTCGCCCACGGTGTTTGCGACCCGCCGCCGCCCGTCGAAATCGGCACGCCGTTGACGCGAAACGCGCCGGTACAATTCACGTCGCCGGCAACGTCTAAGGCATAAGTTATCGGCCCCACCTTACCGACTGCAACGCCCCCGCCCATACCGTTAAGCACTAAATTAGCCGGACTCGAATTTGCAAGAGCCTGAATCGAGCCTTTCCAGATCGAACCGCCATCTAAGAGATAACCAAGACTCAAGTAATAGCCGGCCGCGTTCGTCGCTTCGCCAATCGTGACGGTGTTGGCCGTCGGTACGGTAGTCGCGTTAACCTGCGGAGTGACTGCTAACTTCGTTGCTTGCGGCGCGGCCGAGCCGATGCCTACGGCACTCGTTGTAGCACAAAGATATATGGGCGCCGCGGGATTGATAGACAAAGGTTGCCATCCCGAAAAGCCATCGGTAAATGCACCGATGGTAGTGGCATTCGGCGTATTGAAAATAACGCCAAAATGATAGTTAGCCGAAACCACCACGTCGAGCTTGGTAAGCGGGGACGCTGTCCCGATGCCGACATTGCCATTGCGGAAACGAACCCATTCCACCAATGAAGTAGACCCATTCGAGATGCCGCGAAACACAGTATCCGTCCCGCGATTCGTAGGTGACCATGCGCCATTGGCACGCCAATTAATAGTACTCCCCGCCTGTGCCGGAGTTACGCCGTCGCTGGAGTATGCGGTTATACCTGCCATAGAGACGCCATCGGACGAAGGGTTGGTGGTTGACTCCAGCGCAAGTGTCGGACTCGCTGCACTGGCTACATGCAGCGCTGTAAGTGGCCCAATCGTTCCGATTCCGATGTTGCCGCCTAGTGGGTTCAAGGCCAAAGCGTCGGCTGTCCCTGTATTATTGGTTCGCTTGGTTTGAATCCAGGGGTTGTAATTTGGCGTACCTGTGCCAGCCCCGAAAGCCAATGCAATCGAACTCCCGCAGGTCATATAGAAGATTCCAGTATCGGAAGTCAAACTCGGCGGTCCAGGCGAACCGTTAGCAACATGCAGTAACGCAACGGGCGCCGCTGTGTTGATGCCGACATTGCCGCTTTGGTCTATCACCATACGTTGAAACGCAGACGTACGAAACGCGAGCGTTGCCACTCCGAAATCAATACTCGCAACATCCGACGTGTCAACCTTGCGGGCAAGTCTCCAGACCGCCGAATCCGCCGATCCTCCCGCCGCCGTGCGCCATAGCGTCGTACTGAATTCGTCGTTGTTCGCTGTCGCCGCTTGCGACGATTGCGCGAGAATGGCCGCGCCCGCCGTCGTGCCTAGCGTACCGGCCGTAATACCGAGCCGCGCCGAGCTCGCCATACCGCCGATTCCGATGGCGCCGGCGTTGTTGAGTAAGAAACCGGCCGCGTCAATATTGCTTGTCCAGGGAGTTTGAGAACCGCCGAACGAAACCGGCGCCCCGTTTTTCCGAAGCGTACCGCTATAGTTGATATCGCCCGTCACGTCGAGCGGATACCCCGGCACCATTGCGACGCCGACGCGCGAAACGTTCGCTAATTGGTAGCCGGCCGCGTCAACATTTGTCACCCACGGCGTTTGAACTGCGGCGCCTAATGTTGTCCATTTCATGCCGAGCGATAACGACGTATCGGCTTGCAGCACTTGACCGCTCGCGCCGACGGGTAAGCGCGCCATGACGTTTATGTCATTTCGCACCATCAAATCGCCCTTAATGACAGTAGGATCGACAACGGCGCCCGTCACCATTGCGGCCGTGTAGTCGCCGCCTTGCGCGACAACCGTACCGGCTCGGCCGAAAACCGAAATCACCCCGCCGCCGCCGCCCGTACCGGCCGCGGCCCATGTGCCATCGCCGCGAAGATAGACGCTCGCGCTTGCGACGCCCGTACCGAGCCGCGCCGTTGACAGCACGCCCGAGACGACGGCCGCGGCGTCGTGCGTGTGCGGCGCCACGGGAAACGTCGCCGGCACCCCGAGCAATTTCGCCCAACTGATGGACGGAATCCAGGCCGGATCTGGATAGGAACCGAGCACACTAACGGCGTTCGTCACTTGAGCGGCCGTGTAGTCGCCGGCTTGCGCGGCGATCGGTCCGGTACGGCCGAAAACGCTCGGTACACTTTCGCCGGACCAACGCATCCCGAACGGTTGAAACGAGTCCGCCCGTAGCACTTGCCCGTCCGAGCCGGCCGGCAATCGGCCGGTTGCCGCGGCGCCGCGTGCGAATATGTCGCCCTTTGTCGTCAGACTGTCTACAACCGCGCCGGTGACTTGCGCCGCGGTATAATCCCCCGCTTGCGCGACGACGGCGCCTATGCGCCCGAAAACGCTCGCAACGGGCGCCACTGCCGGCGTGATCCATCGCAGTTTGGCCGGTTGCGCCGTATCGACCGTGAGCACCTGGCCGGCCGCGCCGATCGGAAAGCGCCCGAGCGCCGAGCCGTCGCGGGCGAGCATATCGCCGGCCGTCGTCGTCGGATCGGACAGCACGCCGGTTGCGCCGGCAAGATGCACATTGGAAAGCGTGTGCCCTTGCCCGTCCACGTCACCAGGCCACGCGTACACGCTCGATCGAACGGCGTTGATATGCGCGGCCGTGATGATCTGATTCGGCGCAACGTCCGGCGGCCAACCGGACGGCACAACCGCCCGCGGGCGAAGCCGGACCGGAATATCAGACACGTTCCGCCCCCGCGTCGGCCGAATGATCGGCGCCGTTTACCTTCGCCGGCACGAGCTCGACGACGGGCGCCGGCTCGACAACGGGCGCCGCGGCCGGCTTATCCGGCACTTCGCCGATTAGCTTTGAGCAATCAAGGCTTAACTGGTACGGGCGAAGCGGCGCCGGCAAACCCTCGGTTTGCTCGATAATCGCGACTTGGTCGGTAATCGTCTGTTGCAATGAATCCGATTTCATTTCGGCCTCTTTTGCGAGCCCGAGCGCCCGCAATTGCTCAAGCCGAAGCGCGTTCAATTTCTCGACGCCGTTGCGGAATAATTGCGCCGCGGCCGGCGATAGCGTGTGTTCAAACTTCATCGTTTTTCCCCTTTTTCCATAAACGAGCGGGCGAAGGTGCGACGGTCCCGCCGCTTCGCCCGCTCAAACCGTTTCTACGGGCGGAAATACCGTCCCGTCGGCGAGCACATAGCCCGTTATCAAGCCGCTTGAAACGTTGAACGCGCGGCCGGCCGGCACTGTGCCGGTGAAACTCGCCGTACCCGTAACCGCGAAGCTCGACGCGCGCACCTGGCCGGTGAAACCGTCAAGAACTATCATGAGTGAACCGCCGTTGCTTAACGTGAACTCGCCGGCGTTTTCATGGCCGACCGTCGGCGAGCGCACGAACGCGCCGGCTTGCGTGCCGTTTTTCCCATAGAGCACGAGCCCGCGGCTTATCAGCGATGCTTTGGAATCGTTCGGCTTGCTTACGCGCCACTCGATCGAGCCATACGTGGCATCCCAAGTACTCGGGCTCGACTGAATTACCGAGCCCTCGGCCGCGGTTCCCGTCGGCGCCGTGATCGTAAACGACGCTTGCCGGATAAACAACGAGCCGGCCGCGTTCGTGTAGAGCGGCGCATTGCTGTATTCCGTACCGCCGAAGCCGGCGAGCCGGCCCCATACGCCAAAATAGGTATTTGCCGGCAAGCCGGCGCCGCCCATATCGCCGAGCAATGCAACCAGATTTTGCGACGTATCGTAAACGGCGACGCGCGCCGGCTTGTTTGAGCCGTACCCCACGGCAAGCTCGATCGTCGAGAGCTTATCAGATGTAATCGAGCCGGCTTGTATCTTAACGGCTGTGACTGAGCCGGCCGCGAGCTCGTTTGCCGTGACCGCGCCCGCGGCGATCTTGCCGGCGATGACCGCACCCGCGGCGATCGCGCCGGCCGTTACCGAGTCGGCCGCAAGGTTGCCGGCAACGACGGCGAGCGCGGCGATCTTGCCCGCTATAACCGAGTTTGCGGCGAGAGCTTGCGCCGTGACCGAATTTGCTTGCATCGCTTCGGCGTAGACGGCGTTTGCCGCGATCGCGTTTGCCGTGACTGAGCCGGCCGCCAGCGCCGTTGCTGTGATCGCGCCCGCGGCAACCGTGCCGGCCGTGATTGCGTTCGCCGCGATCGCGCCGGCCGTGACCGAGTTTGCCGCGAGCGCGTTCGCCGTGACTGCGCCGGCTTGTATCGACTCGGCCGCGATCGCATTTGCCGCGATCGCATTTGCCGTAACGCTCGACGCCGCGAGCTTCGGCGCTTGTATCGCGCCGTCCGGTATCTTCGCCGTCGTAACGGCGCCGTCGGCGATCGCCGAGACTGTCACGGCGCTAATTGCGATCGTAGGCGCCGTGATCGCGCCGGCCGGTATCTTCGCCGTGACGACCGAGCCGTCGGCGAGCACGGTGGACGTAACCGAACCAGGCGCAAACTGTGACGTGTGCAATTGCCCTTCGATATCGGCCGTTGGAACAACCGCCGTCCAATCGTTGCCGGTTCGCCGGTACAACTTCCGATCGGCCGTATTCAGGAAAACCGCGTCGGCCGGATACTTGCTCCAATCAGTCGGCTTACCCGCGACGATGTAAACCGGCGCGATGCCCGCGGCGAAGTCGTCACCCTCGATCGTTCCCGGCGCGATCGACGCGGCCGGCGCTTTCGTCGCCTGCACTGGTATGCGTTGCATCCGGCGCAACGTATACACCAGATCGGGCGGACGACTCCCGAGCGTCGCCGAGTACTTGAGCTTATGGCCGGCGCCGGCCGGCCGCGATCGGTCCGGCGCCATGATCGTAATCGTGAGCGATCGCAGAATCAGGGACGTAACCAGGCCATATTTCCACGCCTCGATTTCGACCGTCATTCCGCGGGCGAGCCCCGGCACAAAGCAACCGGCTTGAATTGTATACTTCGGCGTCGAGCGCAAGCCAACTTCCGTATCGGCCCATAGCGCGGCCGTCGCCGCGTCGGTCAAACTGCGATCAACGAGCGTCACGGAGAGCACGCCGAAACTTGCTTGACTGCTGGTATCTTCGGCCGTCGCGCGGAGTTCGCCGGCGTCGCCGACGGCGCCGAGCACAAGCACGCGGTTTGCGGCGTCGCTGAAATCGCGCTTATAGCTTTCGAGCTGATACGGTTGTGTCGTCGAGCCGTCCGGCCGATCGCTCAAGCCGAACGGCGCGACGATCGAGCCCGCGGCGTAGTAATTTACCTTGCCGTCGTAGCCAACATTCCACTCGCCGCCCGTCAACTGGCAAATGCTGTCGAGCAAATCCCGTACGCGTTGATCTTTCGCCTCGATTAATCCAAGGTTCGCGGTAAGCGTGATAAGTGAGCCCGCGGAAAGCTCCGGTACAGCTTTGATCGCATCGGCAATGATCGTTGAATCCGGCGTGCCGTCCGGCCACGATTGCGTGATAAGCGCCCGTTCAAACAGAATCCCCCAATCGGATGCATGGATTGTTAGGCGGACGTGCGGCCCTTCGGCTTCGCGATCGACGGCGAGCACGAAGCCGGCAAACTGAATTTGGTTTGTGTCTTCATCCCATAAAACGAGCTCGTTCCATTCGCTCACCGTCCACGCGTACTGAAACGATGCAAGGCTGTATTGCGCGTGATCGTAGCGAGCTTCGCCGAACCGCTGAAACAAAGTAAGCTCACACGTCGAGATAGCCTCGGTTGAATCCTGTTGGATTGTGGCGGACTCGATCAACGCGGCGCCGGATACGTCGAACCCCTCGACGGCCGCGCGCAATCTCACGCGCGGCCCCCCTGCAGGCGCATTTGCGTTGCGATGCGGCTTGCCACAGTTACCGGATCAGTGCCGGTAAGGTTCATCGTCATATTCGAGCCCGCGGCGAGCGCGTCGAGCTTGTAACTCATCTTGCCTAGCAGGTTGACAACGCTTTCCATAAACGACGACTCGGCCGGCCCGCTCGTGCGCGAGTCGGTAAGCATATCGGCGAGCGTCGCCGATGCGTTGTAGCAGTGCGTTTCGATCGCCTGCAGGCTCGCAAGCGCGGCGCCCGTATTGCCCTCGGTTTTCCAAAGCGTCGATAGGAAATCGTCTTTCCAGAGTGCGTATTCGGCGTGCCGGTCCCAATCGTCGCGGCGAAGGTTAAACAGATCGTTTGCCGTCTGCAACGTGTGTTGCACGATGATGTCAAGACTCTTATTCATGCCGGCCATCTGGAAATTACCGATCACCGAACTGATCGCCGTTACCGCGCCGCTGATCGCCGATATCCAACCAGTGAGCCCGCCCCCAACCGCGCTTGCGGCGCCGCCCGCGCCGCCGCCCGATGGTACGCTCGGCGCGCCGCCCGCGGCCGGCGTTTCGCTAAACACGTCTTTCGCTTTCGAGCCGATTTCTCCCAACGTCGAGAGCACCCCGCCGAGCCCGCTACCACTGAGCAAGTCTTTAATCGCGCCGCCGATAAAGTCTCCAATCGCTTTTGCGGCCGGCTCGATAAACGAGCTCGTAACGGCTTGCCCGAGCGATTTTAAGAGCGATTTGCCCTTTTCACCCCATGACATATCGCCGTCCCAAAGCGATTTGGAAATATCCTGCGCGAAATTGGTGATCACGGTAGAAACCGAGCTCGCGAAGCCGTCAAACGCGCCTTTGACGGCCGGCGCCTTGTTATTAACCGACGCCTGCAAGTCGGCCATTTGCTTATCCATGAGCGCCGGTATTTCCTCACCGTTCGCAATCATGGCTTGCCGCTCGGCTTCCAATAATTTCAGGAATGCCGAGTCTTTTTCCCACTTCGTCGCGTCCGGCGCCGCAATCACTTTGTCGTATGCGGTTTGTGCGTCGGCCGCGATTTGCGTAAACTTCGCCGCCGACGTGATGCCGAGTGCTTCAAGCCCCGCGTTCATGCTCGCGATAGAGCCCGTCGCCGGATCTATCGCGAGCTTGACCTGGCCGAGCTTTTCGAGCACCTTTGGCAAGCCGTTGTTGCCGGTGAGCCCGTCGAAATGCCCGATCAACAAGCCGGTTTCGGTATTGACTTTTTCGAGCGCCGGCGCCATGCCGTCGCCGAACTCCTTCGTTATGTCATGGCCGGACAACTTCGCCGCGGCGATATCGTTCGCGAGCTTTTGATGCGCCGCCGAGAGCTTGCCGGCGATCGCGTAAAGAACGTCGTTTTTCTCGATAAGCGGTTTGAACTCGGCCGCACAGTCTTTTACTTCTTTCGCGAGCGCCTTTGCCGCGTCTTTCTGTTCTTTCGTCGCTTCGGTATTGCCCTCGGCGCTTTTCGCCGCTCCCTCGTGACTCGTTTTCAGTTTGTCGAGCACGCCGGCGAGCCCCGTATGGGCGCCCGTCGCCTTTGCCGCTTCTTCTTTTGCCTTTTTCGTCGCCGCGGCTTGATCGTCGGTTGTCTTTTGCAGTTTGCGGTTGAGCTCGGCCGAATCCGACGCTTGCTTGCCGTAGTTCTGTAGCTCGGTTGCGGCTGATTTAAGAGCTTGCCCCACTGCCGACGACGCCGGCACGAGCTTTGCGAGCCAATCGACAAAGCCGGCAATCTTAGCGACGACGGCCGCGAGCGCGTCTTGAATTACGGCCATAATCGCATTCCAGTTTTGGTTAACCCAAACGCCGAGCGCCACCAGGCCGGCGACAACCGCGGCGATCGCGATAACCCAACCGCCGAGCGCGAGCACCGAAACGCCGACGACGCCGGCCGCGGCCGTAATGATCGGCATAAGCGCGCCGATTGCGATTGCTAACTGGCCGGCGATCAAGAGAACCGGCCCGAGCGCCGCGGCAAGCGCGACGATCGTAAGCGCGAACGCCTGAACCGGCGCCGGCAACTTGCCGAACCACTCGACGGCCGGCAAGATGAAATCGTTAACCAGCTTCGTTCCGGCGTCCAACACTGCCACAATCAACGGCGCGAGCGATTGCCCGAGCGAAATTCCGGCCGTCTCCACCGAACCCTTGAATTGCTCAAGCGCGCCGGCAACGCCGCTATTGAGCGTGTCCGCCATACGTTTCGCGGCGCCGTCCGATTTATCAATCTCGGCAGTCATCGCCGCCCATGCTGGCCCCGAATCCTTCATCAGAGCCGCCGCCGCCGCCGACGACTCGCGCCCGAAAATCTTAAACATTTCGGATGCGCCGGCGCCGGACTCTTTTAGCTGCAACATGATCTGATCGAGCGGCAATAGATTGCCGCTCGAATCTTTCGCTACTACTCCGAGATTTGCGAGAGCCGTTGCCGCCTTTTTTCCCGGTGATTCGAGCGCGGCGAGCACACCGCGCAAGCCCGTACCGGCTTCGGTTGCTTTGATGCCAGAGCCGGCGAGCAAGGCAATTGCCGTCGTCGTCTGCTCTAAACTCATGCCGGCGAGATTGGCAACCGGACCAACCAGTTTCATGGATTGTGCAAGCTGCTCTGCATTGATCGACGCGGCGCCGGCGCCAACCGCGAACACGTCGGCAACATGGCCGGCTTGCCCTGCAGCAAGCCCGAATTGCCCGAGCGTGTCGGTTGTAACCTCGGCCGCGCGCGAAACGGCGAGCGTACCGGCCGCGGCAAGATCGAGCACACCTGGCATAGCCGCGATGGTTTGCGCCGTCGTCAAGCCGGCCGCGGCAAGATCGCCCATACCGTCGGCCGCTTCTTTTGCCGAGTACTTCGTATCGGCGCCGAGCTTCATTGCCAGTAAACGCAATGCTTCCAAATCGGCGCCGGTTGCGCCGCTCACGGCTACGATTTTGTTCATCGACTGTTCAAAGCCGGCCGCGGCCGTCGCCGACGCCGCGGCGATCGCCACAATCGGCGCCGTGATACCGAGCGAGAGCGATTGGCCGACCGTCGCGAGTTGCTGGCCGGCCGCGGCGAGTTTGTCAAAACTGGCCGCATCGTCGAGCTTTTTCCATTTTTCCGCCTGATTCTCTAATTCCCCGCCGAATTTCTGAAAGTCTTTTAACGCCTCATCAACGGCCGCTTGAATCGTAATCGAGAGTGTGCCGAGACTGAGCCCGCCGCCCATTGTGCCCATTTGCTTACCCCTTGCCCCTGTTGTCGATCACACGCACCCCGAGCCGCTTGATACGCGCCAATAGTTCATCGCCCGTCGGTAATTCCCGCTCGGCCGCTTCGCGAGCGCGGCGCCTGAGCTCGGCGCCGTTCATCATGTACCGCATCGGGTCGAATTTCCGGCGTTTCGAGTTGACCGCGGCAACCATCGCCACAATGCGCGCGGTTTGCCAATCGGTAATGTTTTCGCGCGCCCGTTGAGCGTCAACCAGGCGCGCGAGCTCACGCAGTGTTAGCCGGCCGAACTCGCCGGCGCCGATTCCGCTTGTGTCTCGGCATTTTGCCCAGAGCCGTTCCCACTGCTCAAGCGTGAAGCGCGGCCCTTCGTCGCCGGCCTTGTAGGGCGAGCCGGCGAGCCCGCGGCCGGCAACGCCATCGTTACGGCTTGCGTGATGATCGGCATCAGATCGGGAAAATCAACCAGGCCGAACATACGCGTAACGTCGTCGCGCACGATGGCCGGCTGTGCGTCAATCAGGCCGGCCCATAGTACGTCGCTCATGGTTTCGAGAATCGGCGCGAGCGCCGCATACTCGCCGGCCGCGAGCAAGCGGCCGTAATCCTGCAGTGCGGCGCCCATGCGCCGGATATCATGCAAGAGATCGCCCTTACATTCGGCCGCATAGTGAATAAAGGCGATCGCACGATAGCGGAGTATGAAATCTTGCCCGTCGAGCTTTACCGGCAACGACGCGTTGACAAGGTTTTCCATAACGCTACGCCGCGAGCTTCGTGGTTCCCGGCGCGCCGGCAACCGTCGGAACCGGCATGGTATCGACTAGCGTAATCGGTCCGACGATGCGAATCGTCGGTTGAATTTCTTGTGGATCATCGGGATTCAAGGCGCCGAAACTCCAATCCCGAATGAAGCCTTGAAACGTCCCGAACGACTCGCCGCCAACCGCGGCCGACGAATTGAACCGGATTACCCAATCGCGCGTTTCGCCGCTCGTGAACAGACCAAAGAGCCCGTCGGCGCTGTCGTCTTGGTCCGCCAATTCAGGATCAAACAACACCGTCAACTGGCACTCACCAGGATCTTTGAACCCTTGCAGGTAATCCCGATAATCGCCGGCGTCGAGCGTGGTTACATCGACTTCATCGGCCGAAACGTCGATGTTGCCGATTTCGGCCACCTGGCCGACGGCTTTGTACGCCGGCGTCGCGCCGCTTCCCAGTACGAAAATCTTCGCACCCTTACCCGTAAATTTTGCCATTGCCTTTTGTCTCCCTTTCGAGTTGTTAAAATTGAATCCTCATGGACTCGTACACACTGACATTCGTACTCGGCGCCGCGGCCGGCGCCGCGATCGCGGGCGCCGGCGTGTTCGTCGGCTATCGGCTCGGCCGGCAAGCGGCGATTACACACGATGGAATCCGGCAAGCGCGCGAAGTTCGCGACAAACTACTGGACGGCATGATTACCGAAGCGAAAATGTCGCCCTTTTCGGTGACTCAAAATCGTATCGCCGACGGCGCCGTCGTTCAAAACCGAATTGCCGACGGCGCCGTTAAACCGAACTGAAAACCGCGACGGTGAAACGCAGCACGCCGTGACGCGTGATGCCGTCAAATTCGCGCAACGTTTGCGCGTACGTCCAAATCGTATCGACCCACTGAAAACCGACGGCCGGCAAGCGTTGCCGATCGAGCGCGTCTTTCACGCGTGCCATGAGTTGCTGGCCTTCCTGCATTCCCGGTTGACGGCTCCAAACGTGGACGGTGATTTCGAGATTGATACCTTGCTCGTTCAACGTGTCCGCCTGATCGCCGAGAAATTCGCCGATCGTGACGTACGGATACGCCTGATTCGGTCCGGCTTGATCGAGTACCGGAACCGGCGCGAGCGCCGGCCCGAGCGCGGCGACGATCGCGGTTTGTACTTCACTGAGCGGTAACATAGGATTCGATGCGATCGAAAGCGGACATTGAGCGAACGCTAGAACACATGAAAAGCGGACACTGCGTCGCGGGCGCCGCCGTAAACGCGGTTTGGATTGAAGCCCTTGAATTTGTCCTCGGCGACGACGCGCACCGCGTGAAATATGACGAATGGTTACAGGCGATCGCGGCGCCGCTCGACGACGAACCCAACGCGACCGGCCGCGAAATCGTTTTAGAGCATTCTTTACGCATGGCACTATTGCGCCTACGATAAACCCCAACGAGCGGGCGAACGGGCGAGCCGGCCGCACCTTCGCCCCGCTCGAATCGCCCGCTTACAGCGTACTTACCAAAGGCCCAACCTTTTGTTGATCGAAGTCGATTCCATCGCCGCCCGATACGGACGCGACGACGACAACGGCCCAACTATTGCCGGCGCCGAGTTTGGCCGCGTAATCGGGCGAGTTGACTTTGGCGTTGTTCCAGTCCTCAACCAGAACCTTGTTATTCCGCCACGCCGTATCTTGCGCTTGTGCCTGTAGCCATTCGTTGAGCGCCCCGCCCCATCCATGTACCGGACCCGGATTCTCAATCTTCGGATTCGCGTTTTCTTTTGCCGGCAAGATCGTGCCGACGGCCGGTGTTTCGTACATCGTTTTTACCTCCCTTTTCAAAAATCGTCATAGCGCCATCCGAGCACGAGCCGCACGATAAGCCGGCGCATCCAACCAGGCCGGCGCAACGGCACCCGCAAGGCGCCTAGCTGCAACCATTCGGGCGCCGTGTAACCAAATGTGTCGCCCGTCGCCGTGAGCGTACCGGCGCTAATCTGATCGGCCCGCACGCTACAGTCCGGCCGCGGCGCCGCGGGCGCCGGCTCGGGATCGTCGAGCGTCCGAAACGGGTCTTGTCTTTTGCTCATGCCAGCAATTTCCTCAATTCCGTACCGACGAAATCGCGTATGCGGTCCATGTGGCCGCTCATGCCGGCTTTGTACGCCGGATATAACCAGGGTCTTTCCGGCGTGCCACGCTCGCTGATCGCCCGCGCGATCGGAAACGCCGCGGACTCCGGTATCCCTTTGCGCGCGCACCAGGCGCGAATCTTATCCAACGGCGGAAAGTGCGGCGCCGTCCCGAACTCGATAAACGGCGCATGTTTCGCCGTCGAGTAGACGACGACGGAATTACCGAGCCGCGAGACGCTAAACTCGATCGAGTCGTAAAGCTCGTGAGTATCGTACGCGTCGATCTGCATGACGTTCTTACGCGCTTCATTGCGGATTTCGACGGCCGTTTCCACGTTCGCCGAGTTCACCCAATCGGGAAATTGCGCGCGCAAATTGCCGAAGTTCGCCTTTATCTTCGCGTCGCCGGTGATCTTTGCGCTAAGAACTCGCGCCATGTTTACAACCAGGCTCACTCTGTGAGCTAGTTCGCGTGAACGTCGGCCGGCCGTCGAGAATCGAGATAGTTACAAAGGCACATAGCACAATAAACCGTCTTGAGCGTGCCGATTTCGGCCGGCGCGAGCGCGCACCAGAGCAAATGCCCGCAACTGAGCGTCACAATCGAGCCGGCGCCGTCCGGCTCGATCGACGCGACGCGCCGTGTAAAATCATCGCTCACTGTGAGCCCGCCTCTTTACGCTCGCAAACCAGCTTTAGCCACGTTTCCCGAGCGTCAAGGTTTTCCGGCTCGCCGACGATATCTAGCAATTGATCGCGCCACATGACGCGATAGACGGCCGTAATTCCCGGCTGATACCGGATTGTGATTTCGTGGCGTACCCGATCGGCGACCTGATCGCCGGCGATGATCGGCCGGCCGCTCGGCGTGCGAACGTTCGCCGGTATGTCGGCAACCAGGCCGGCCGGTACGGTTTCCCGCGAACCGCCTTGACCGTCCGGCGTAAGCTCCATCTGGAAAAGCGCGATCCACTCGCGCAAGTCGCTAGCCTGCATTACCGTTCCTCGGCCTCGTGAATCAACCGTATCGCCGCCTCGACGATGCGGATTTCATCGCGTGTCACCTGGCAAGAGTAAATCGTACGCAACCAGGTAACGCAATTGCCGGCCCAAATCAGCATCGCAACCGCGAGACTCCAATTACGGCCGTAGCCGAACGCCGCGGCGAGCCCGAGATTGACAACCAGCAAACCGCGCGCCGCCGTCCGAGCCCATCTTAGATCGTCGTCGAATCTCATACAAACTTTTGAGTTACGCTGTTAGGCACGATGAAAGCAAACGCTGAAACAGAACATTTCGCCTCTATCGGCCCGCTCGGTACTGCTTCCCGGCATGAAATACATGCTCGAAAAACTGCAAGCGATCGTCGCCGACTTTGAAAACCTGCCGCGCGCCGAGTCGCCGGCTGCCGACGCATAACCGCCGCGGCTGGCCCGATGACCCCGCCGAGCGGAAAGCCGAAGCGCGGCGCCGCCGAGCGAAAGCCGCTCGCAAGCGCGCCCGCGAAGCCGTATAAGCCGTCGTCACCCGCTTATCTCGATCTGGAACGGGCGCCACAAGTCGCGTATCCCGTCCGGCAATTGTTGCGAACCGCTCGCGGCGTACTTCTGATCGCGCCCGCCCGATCGCGATTCATAGAGCACCGTTGCATATTCCAAGATGCCCTCTTTGATGCCGTCCGGCACGTCGGCCGGATCGTCGCCGTAGCCCGACTCATACAGCACGGTAGCGGCGTCGGCGAGCGGCGCCCCGAGCTTGACCACGTTCCATTCAAGCGCGTATGTCGCCGGATCGACGACGGCGCCGGCCGGCGATTCGATCGACGTTACGGCTTGCACCTTGCCCCTTGGCAGCACGAGCAAGAGCGAACACGCACACTCCGAATCGCATGGGACAAAGAGCGCCCGCAATTTCTGCGTGAGAAACGAGCGCCGCGTGTATTGCTCGCCGCGCCGCGTCGCCGCGGTAAGCTCCCGATTAATCAATTCCGGTTGCCGATCGACCGTGAGCCCGTTCAACCTGGCATGATCTATAAATTCATCGGCCGTTACCGGAATACCGGCCGGTGGTTCGACAACCTCGATTTGCAGAAATCTCATAACGGGTCTACTCCGGTTTGATCGGCGAGCCGCAACCAGTCGTGTATATCCGATGTAGTCTTGAGCCCGTCCACGCCGGCGCGCAACGCCGCGAGCGCCGCGGCGCCGGCCGCGTCTTGTGTTGGGTTCATATCCCACGCCGGCGAGTCGATCCACTGCTTGAAGTACGCGCGGATTAACTCATAATCGCGATCGCTGAGAGCTTCGGCGCGCAATAGCCGGCCGATCGCCGCCGCGAGCTCGCCGCCCGTCTCATAGGTCCAATACTTCGGCGCCGCGGGATCGCTCGGCAAGGGCAGCGAAGGATTGAGCGGGCGAGAGTGCGGCATTTCCGCCCGTTCGCCCGCCCGTTCGCCGCGTTTGCCCCTCATAGCGCCTTATTTTCCGGCGCCGAGTCGAGCGCCTTATTAACCGGCGACTTCGCCGGCTTGCGCTTCGTCGTCGCCTTCATCTTTTTCGGCTTCGATTCCTTCGGTTCGCTCATTCGGCCCCCCGAAAACGCCGGCAGAATCCCGCCCGCCTGACAAGAGAGCGGGATTCCCCGGCAAAGTCCCGGCCGGCACCGATCGCCGCGGCCGGCCGGATTCTATCTTACTTCGCGCGCGGGCGAACCGGCGCTTCGTTGTCGGCCGCGAGCTCGGTTGTCGTGCCGGCCGGCACCACGCCCTTTTCAAACGCTTTCGCTTGGAAGATCACGAGCGCGAGCCGTTCTTCAATAAGAATCGTCACCATGTTCTTAATGAAGTCGTCCTCATTCTGATTGGCGACCTGTACATGCACGTCCTCGCGATCAAGAATCTGTGAATGCCCCTGAAACGCGCCCGTCAAAAATGTGCCGGCCGCTTGATTCGCCGACGCCACTAGGCGAGTACCCCAAATGCGCCCGCCCGTCGCATAATCGAGCGGATTGCTGAAAATGTAATTGCCTTGCGAGTTTTTCAGCATCGCCACATGGCCCCAATCCGCGGGATTAACAACCGAGCCGTCGGCGATGAAACCCTTTGCGGCGAGATCGAACACGGCCGCGCCGATCGCGTCAACCAACGTTGCGCCGGTTGCCGGCGCCGGCGCCGGCGCCGCGGTTGCGACGATGTTAAACCCTTGCAGGTTCGGCGGAGCGCCCGAGCCGTTGAGCAATTGGTTATCTTCGACCGTCTGAATGCCCCAAATCCCGTTGTTTTCGACCTGAGACGCGAGAAATGGCAGATCGTCGAAAGTCTGCTTGCTCATTTTGAAGTAATGAGCAATCGTACGGACAACCGACGTGCGCGGCGTGAATACCTTATCGGATTTCGGCTTCGCCGCGCCCTCGGCGACAACCGCGGCGTTGTTGGTAAAGCTCGTTTCCTCGATGTACTCGACCGAGCCCGAACCCGTCCGGCCTTGCGGCACGAGTTGACGTACGCCGATCGGAGGATGGCCGATAGGCGCGATCATCTGCAGCAATTGCGGCCACGATTGCGAAATCGTCGTAATGTCCTTTTGCATCAGACTTTGCAGCGTGCCCTTGAGCGTGATCGTCGCCGCAAAGCGCCCGCCGCTTTTGATGCCGGCGAGCAAGCCGGCGTCTTC